CTGCTGTGTTTCCTGCTTCTATCTTAAATCTGTCTATATTACCCATCTCTACAGCATCACCCAATGCTCCTGCTGATGTTGCTGCACCCCTTTGTGCCACATTCATTGCACCATTGATGACAATATTTCTTCGCCCACCAATCTGACTATTGGTTGCGACTTCACCTATTTTTGCTAATTCTGCTGCTTTTGTCATGCTAAATCTCCAAATATCTGAATATAGCTTATTCCATTTTCATCTTGGTCGGTATTTGCATCATTAGATGTTGTGTTGTATCTCAAACTTCCTGCTAATATTGCTCCACCAAAAGGTTGTACGTTTCTTGATGTAGCATCTGTACTTGATGCTATCCCACACATACCACCTATTGAATAGGTAGCATTAGCCATGTCATTGACTATTGAAACTGTGTAATCTCCATCTCCATTATCAACAATTCCATTTGCATTAAAAGAATCAGTAATTGCAGCAGTTCCAGTTCCAGTAACAAACCACCATGTTTTACACAACCCTTGTGTAATATTATGTGTAACTGCACCACCTTCTGACTTGGCTACTGCTGTAGTAAGCAATGTTACAACACCACCATCAGCAATAGCAATGGCATCATCACCATCTGTAAATTCTATTAAAGGTGTTCTCAATGAAGTAGAGCTTGTAACTATAGGACTAGATATATTCCCTGCAAAGCTACCACCTGCACTCTGACTAACTGAATCGGCTACAGCAAATACATCAAAGACAACTAGCTCAATTATATCATCTGCTGAAGCAGCTTGCACTAACACCACAGATGTTCCTGTAGTTGAAGCGTAATCTGATACAGCCACTAGTTTTACACCATTCTGATATACGTCAAGGTACTCTGTATCTACATAGCTAACTGCTATACCATTGTCATCATTGCCTGTAAAGGTCTGTTGACCTGCTGTGGCAGTGTACTTATATTTTCGTCTTATCCCATTTGAAGGAGATGTTCCTATATATGCCATTATGCTAAATCTCCATGTATGGTAATAGCTAAATCTCCCTCAGAATCAGTTAAACCACCACCACTAGCTTGAAATAGTCTAAGTATAAATACTGAAGTAGATGCATCATCTACTGCTGTTCCTCTATTAAAACTACTATCGTGATTAGTCATATTGGGAACTGCTGATTTTATTGCTGAAAAAGGATTACTTATAGTTAATGTATTTATTCCTGCACTTCCATCTACTACACCACTAACATTTAATGCAGCATCTGCATTTGATGTACCATTTAGTAGTATATTTGCTGTCACTTTAGCTAACCCTTGTTGTAATATTTGTGATTCACTATTTTCAAGTGTAACAGTTATTATTCCTGAAGCATCTACACTTAGAAAGGTGGCATTGGATAGGTTAGTTATACCCGCAACACCACTGCCTATTACTTTTGTTAATGCCATCTACTTCTCCCTATGCGTATGGACTGTCGCCTAGAACACTTGTATCCCAAGCTGATTTTAATGCACCTATGTTTGCAGCATTTGCAATAGCTGAAGCTGCAGGAGCATCTCTCAATGCTTTCTTCTTCTTAACACTTGCAGCTTGTGCATCTGTGTCACCTGTCTCTAATGCTTTCATATAGACTACATCTTCAGCTTCAAGCAGAAGCTTTCTTACTTGCCTAATCTTATCCTTGAATATAACCTTTGATGCAGTTAAGTCTTCAGTAATTACTGTTCCAGATAATGACCAAGCATTTCTGAATAGTCTGTCTGAAGGAACAGTTGCATCAGAAGCTACAATGCTATTCCCATCTTTATCTATAATAGTTGTCATTGCTATCTCCTTTAAGCAGCTAGTTCTTCTTGTATGGTTAATTCTTCATTAATCTTCCAAGAGTTTCGCCATACTCTAGTGCTTGGAAGTTGTGATTTAGTGCAGATAACCATGCGTGGCTTATTGGCTTTATCCCAATCTTGCCATACGTGCATTGGTATATCTTTCATAATTAAGTATTCTATTGCCTGTTCTTCTGTCATGGCATCTATAGGTTTCATATTGTGAAGAAGCTCTGGTCCTCTTGTATGTTTTACAAAGTCAGATTTAGCTTCGTCTTTAGCTAACTCCCAATAAGATTCTACAGGAGGAAGTATGCCACCTTGCAATGCACAAGCCATCCAATTAGGGTCAGGGTGTGTAACCTTTGCAGGTGCATCTATTTCTTCAGGGTCTTCCCATACTACACAGTATTTTGTTCTGTGTGGCTCTAAGTTTTCTTTTGCCCAACACAGTCTATCCCAAAGATGTGTGCCTTGAAATTCAGGTGTGGTTATCGTCATGCTAAATCTCCTGCTACTTGCATCATTGTTGGGTCACTATCAGCAAAACCAGCAGATTCATCATAAATAACAGTATTAACTTTTGTTGTATTTGAAGTACCTTTAATAATACCGAACCATCTACCACTACTTCCTATATCACCAGTAACACTTATTGCATAATGTACATTAGCCATTGCATTTGTAAATGTTGAAGCGTAACGACCCTCTCCACCATCTGCAAGTGAACTAACATTAAAACCAAATGAATCATTACTAGCCAATGTACTAGCATCTCCGTCTAATCTGTTCCAAGCTTTAATTAACCCTTGTGCAATGTTAGTTGTAACTGCTCCACCTTCACTTGTAATAACTGAACTTGTATTTTTAATTGTGATAACACCTGCATCTGCTATTGCAATAGCATCATCTCCATCTGTAAATTCTATAAGTGGTGTTTGAAAAGATGTTGTACCTTTAACTATTGTTCCTGTTGCTACACCTGTAACACCAAGCGTTCCTGCTACAGTAGCATTGCTACTAAAAGCACCTGTTGTTGCTGTTAATCCTTGTGTACTTGGATGTCCTACAGTTCCTACTTGACTAGCTAAGTAATACACAAATATATTATTACCTGCATTGCTAGAAGGTGGGTCATCAAAGGTTAATGTTGTTCCACTGCTAACTGCATAAGCTACTGATGGTTCTTGTATAACACCGTCTACAGATACAAGTATATCTTCATCTTGTGTTACAACTTGTTCTAGTGTAAATGCAACAGTAGAACCGTCACCTGAATACACAGATGCTGCTCTATTTGATACAAACCTACTAGGTGGTGTGCTACCTATATATGCCATATTATGTTATCTCCATAATGCTCAAAGTACCTGAAAGTTTATCGGCAATACTACAGTCTATAACTATTTGGTCAGTAGTTTCTAGTACTATTTTATTTCCAGACATTAATTCTAAAGCACCTCCAACCGGAATTGGTGCACCCTTAACAATGAAACTGTTACTATTGGAAACTAAAGAACCTGTAGCACCTCCTCTACTTGCTGTATTACTTACTAAATAAACATCTGCTGTAATTTGAGATGTGTGTATATTAGCTAAAGTTAAACCTAGAACAACTGTAGTTGTACTGCCCGGTGCTGTATAAACAACATAAGCAAGTCCAGAGTTTGCTCCTGCTGTTGCAGGTTCGGCTTGAAAAGTAACCGTTTTAAATGTATTCGCCATTATCTTTTTCCTTTTATATAATTATACTCGGATTCACTTATTTTGTCAAGTAAAATCTGCATCACCCAAGGGCGATAGCCAATGCTGTGGCATCGTCTGCAGCACCAATGTATGTCTTTATGACACTCATAGCTGTTTTCTTTATTACACCATCATCACTTATTAATAAATCATCTCCATCTACAATGCCTGAAGCTAATGCTGTCTGTCCTGAGATTAAATTATTATTTAGATGCTCACTCTCTACTGCGTTGTCTGCTATCTTAGCTTCTGTTATAGCATCTGCTGCTATCTTAGCAGTTGTAACTTGGGAGTCAGCTATGTGAGCAGTGTCAATACTACCATCTGTATAGTGTTCTGAATCAATAGCATCATCAGCTATTTTAGCACTTGTTATAGCATCTGCAGCAATCATAGCTGTTTCTACAGCAGTGTTTGCTATAGTAACTGCACCTGTATTAGCAATAGTAATGTCACCACTAACTGCTACTTCTTGAAAGCTAGTACCATCAGCTACTAATATCTTAGTAGATGTAACATCAGGCATAATAAGTTGAGCACCTAATGTTAAGTTACCTGTAATAG